ATGATGCCGACGTGTCGTGGTACACGCGCGCGTTACCCGAGCTCCGCGCGCGCGGCCTGCATGCAACTTTCGGGGTGAATACCGGGCAAATCGGGACCAATGACGGGCTCTACGTAAACGACGCCAAACTGCACGAGATATATGCCGGCGGAAATGACATAGGCAATCACAACGTCACTAACACGAGTCTGTCCGCATCGTCACTCGAGGAGTATCTCGCCGAATTCGACGCAGCCGCGGCCTACAACAAGGCGCGCGGGTGGCATAGGGGCGCCCGGTATCACCCCTTTGTACAGGGACTTTTTTCGCCTGCCTTAGTAAACGCGCTGCGCGCGCGGGGCGTGACCGTCATGCGAAACGCCAGCCTAACAGTAGCGCCCATGCGCGAAAAGGTGCACTTTGGCGCGCCGGTGCTCTTAAATGCCTCGTGCAATCTGCAGACCGGCGTGTCGCTCGCCACCGCCAAGGGCTATATAGACACGGCGATCATTTATTCGCATGACGTTGTTTTTCTGGCGCACATCCTCGCGGCCGGCGCCGGCGCCTCGGCCTGGGCACAAACGGATTATGCGGCGCTCCTCGACTATGCCGTCGGCAAAGTTCACGCCGGAACGCTCGAGGGCATTGGCTCGGTGTCGGAATGGGCGGCGCTGCGCGGGCTGCCGTTTTGGCAATGATGGCGAGGCGCGCGCCGACGTTGGGGTGGTGGGATGAGTGAACAAATCACGTTGACCGATAATCGGATGATCGCCGGAACAGCGTATGCGGCCGGCTCGACGGTTGCGGTTCCTGAGCAAGTGGCCGAGGAGCTAATCGCCCAGGGCCTGGCCGTTCGCGTGGGGCGCACTCCCACAGTGCGCACCGCGGCCGGGTTCCTGAATCTCGGGCCGCTCAATGAGGTGCGCGGGCTTTCCGGGCCCGACGGCCAGGTGTTACCGTTCGGGCGCTATCCGCGCGCGGCCGGGGGAATCTTCTGCGATTGGCAAAGCGCCACGGGCACCTTGTCGATGGTTTCGGTCGACCCGGGCGACGACATCGCGCTCGATGCCACGGTCACCCTCGATGGGTTTGCGGTTCCCAAATGCACATTTTCAAACGCGGCGAGCGGCACCTATATCGCCAAATTCGTGTTTACTAATCCCGTGTCGCTGGCAAGCTACGCCACGATGCAGGTGCCGATCAAAAACACCTGCAACGAGACGGCGAGCGGGGTCGGGCTGTCCACGGCCACATTCGGGGTGTGGCTCTATCCATCCGGCGGCGGGACGATCCGACTGCAATGCGATTTCGCCAATGTGCCCCCGGGCGCCTGGCACGTGTTCACATTCGGGCGCGAGTCGCCGGCGGGGCTTGTTCAGTTTGCTGGAACCACGGCGGCGACCTGGGACATTCTCGATACGCAGACCATTTCCGAGGTGCGCTTCGTGCAGGGCACGATCGCCGCATCGGTCAATTATCCCGTATGGGTCGGGCCGCTAAGGGTTGATGCGCGCGCGTTGGCCCACGTGTCCATATGCATGGACGGCGAATACTCGTCTCAATATGAGATTCTGCGCCCCCTGTTAGACCGCTACGGATTCAAGGCGAGCTTGGCAATCACCAATTCAGATATTGGCGGCGCCGGGCGCATGAACGCTGCGCAGATCGACGAGATGTATGCGGAGGGGCACGAGTGCATCCACCACGTCTATGACGCCACGAAGAGCAACGGATACGCCAACGCGACCGATTGGCCGAGCGCGGCCGTGATCTCGGCGGACATACGCGCCCAGTGGGCCTATTTTCGCGCCAAGGGATGGACGCGAGGGATTGGCAAAATAGTCAATTCGTATACAAACCCATTCGACAAAACGGTCGCGCAAGCCCGGCAAAAGCTCGTCTATGAAGCGATGCGCGCCGCGGGCGTTGAATGCTCGCGCGCCTCGACCGGGCTTTACACCGCACAAATGAGCCTCGGCTATGGCGGGGTGCGGCCGTTTCATCTGCGCGGCGCCGTCCAAATTTCGAATACGCATACTGCCGCAGACATCATCGCAACAATCACCCAAGCCGAAACCAACGGCGAATGGGCGATTGTCACGGCACACCGCGCGGTGGCCGCCTCGCCGGGGTCGCTGGAAATGACCACGGCCAATTTTGCCACCTGGCTCGATTACCTCGGCGAGCGGGTACAACGCGGCGCGATTGCATGCGCGCCCTTGGGCGAAGTTTATGACCGGCATTGGAAAGTCGCGGCATGAACGACTTAAGCGCGTTTTTCGACCCCGCCGACGGCTTCGTGGTCGAGGCCTCGCTCGATGGCGCCGACCCGATCTATGTGCACCTCGATGCTGGATTTGCCGAGGCGCTCGACATCGCCACCGCCGCCCCGGTGGTCACCGCCCGCACGGCCGACGTGACCGCCGCCGCGCGCGGGTCGGTGCTCACGATTAACGGCGATGATTACGAGGTGCGCGGGATCGAGCCCGACGGCACGGGGTTGACCGTGTTGCGACTGTGGGGCGGATAGACCATGCCTTATCACGTACGCCGACAAATCCGCGACGCCCTCGGCACCCTGGTCACGGGGCTTGCGACCACGGGCGCGCGCGTGTACCTGGCGCCGGTGGTGTCGATTCCGATTGCCCAACTGCCCGCCCTCGCGGTTTGGGTCGACGAGGAGGCGCTCGAGCTCGCCACGGGTAGCGCGCCGATGGAGTACGCCCGCACGATCACCGTGCGCGTGGTGGGCTTCGCGTCCGAGGCCACCGGGTTGAGCGGGGTGATTGACAACACCCTCGACCAAATCGCGCTCGAGCTCGAGGCGGCCATCGGGGGCGATGCCACGCTATTGGGCGGGATACTCAATTCGCCGCTCGAGCTCGTCGCCATCGGTGTCGAGCGCAGCGCCGAGGGCGAGGCGCCGCTCGGGCGAATCACTTTGACCTATACGGCGCGGGTCGAGACAAGCGCCGCCGCACCTGAATCACCGCTTTAACGTAGAGGAGTTATCACCATGAGCGCACTCAACAAATGGGTCAAGGTGCAGGCGGCCATCGGCGCCCTCGGCACTGCGGTGCCCCTCAACTCGGTTTCTAAGGCCAATCCTGGGGTTGCCGCCTATACCGGCACCGATCCCAACACCGGCGACTTGCTCGCCTTTACCGATATTGTCGGCATGTATCAGATCGACAATCGGGTGATACGGGCCTCGGGGGTCGACGGCACGGGTAATACATTCAATCTCGAGGGCCAGGACACGACCCTTTATGACACCTTCGTGTCGGGCAATTTCCAGCCGATCACCTGGGGGTCCAACTTTACGACCGTGATCGACTTCGGCGCCGGCGGGGGTGAGTTTGATACTTTGGACGCCACCACCGCGCACGATGCGTTGCGCAAGGTGTTGCCCAACATGGGGGCCGCGCCGGTATTCAACATGGTCAGCCAATGGAAACCGGATGATGCGGCGCTCGCCGCCGCGCTCGCCGCCAGTGAGGCGCAAAGCCTGGTGGCGCTGCGGGTGGTGTTCGCCACCGGCTATCGTTTTGCCCTCCTCGGCTATTTTGGCACCATCCTATTGCCCACCGGCGCGACCGGGCAATTGGTGCAAACGCCGGTGCTGTTTACTGGCGCCGCGCGGCAAACGAATTACGCGACATGATGACTCGCGCCGACGCCGAGCTCGCCGCTCTGCTCGCCGAGGTGCGCGAATTCGAGCACACCCTCGGCGACCTGACTTTCCGGCTGCGGTTGCCGTCGAAGGATGCCGTGCGCATGACCTATGCGCGACTCGGTGACGGCGCGCCGATCGAGGAAAAAATGGGCGCGGTGCTCAAGGCCTCGCTCTTGTGGGTGGTGGGCGCGACCCATCGCGACCTGGGCTTAGATCGCGACGACCCCCTGCCGCGCACCGCCTATGCGGCGGCCGAATACGTGGCCGAGCACCTCGAGGTCGCCGACGAGCTCGTGCTCGAGCTCTTTAGGCGCCTGCAGGATCGGCTCGGCGAGATTGAGGGCGACGCAAAAAACTAATCGAGCGCCTCGACTTTGATCTTGGTGAGGCCGGGGCGCTCAAAACGGTGGGATTTTCAGATGACGAGATCAACAAGGCGCGCCCCGCCCTCAACGAGCGAAACCAAGAGGCCGCGCGGGTGTGGCGGGAAATGGGCGGGTGGTTCCCCGAGCGCCTGCCGGTCATCCTCGCCTTTGTCGAGCTCGAGCACTTCGACGGCTTGTGGGAGCGCTTGAGCGTGATTCGGGATACTTTGTCCGCGAGCGCAAGCGATGAGTGAGCCCACGATCCGGCTATCGGCCGTCGACCAAACCAAGGCCGCATTCGATGCGGTGGGCAAGCGCTTCGATGGCCTTAAAAAGCAGGCCGAGGTCGTGTCGGGCCCGCTTCTCAAGCTCAATGCCGCACTCGTGGCGATCGGCGCCGCCGGCCTGGTGCTCGAGTTTAAGCAGGCGGTCGACGCCGCCGACGAGCTCGGCAAACTGTCGCAGCGCATCGGGGTGTCGGTCGAGAGCTTGTCGACCCTGGGCCATGCCGGCGCGCTCGCTGATGTGAACCTGCAGGCGCTCGGCGACGGGCTCAAGCGCCTATCGGCCAACATGGCCGACACCCAAGCGGGCACGGGTGAAGCGCTGAACGCATTCAAGGCGCTCAACGTCACCGTCGAGGCCTCGCCGGGCAAGCTCAAATTGACCGAGGATATTTTGCTCGAGCTCGCCGAGAAGTTCTCGGGCTTTGCCGACGGCGCCAACAAAACCGCCCTGGCGATGAAGCTCTTCGGTAAGTCGGGCGCCGAGCTCGTGCCGTTTCTCAATCAAGGCCGCGACGGCATCGAGGCCCTGCGTAAAGAGGCCGAGCGCCTGGGCATCGCAATCACCTCGAAAGCCTCGGCGCAGGCCGAGGCCTTCAATGATAATTTGACCGCCCTCGGGGGCAAGGTGCGCGGGCTCGCCAACGACATGGCCGCCAAGTTCCTGCCCTCGCTGGTGCAGATCACCGAGCAAATGCGCCTGGCCGCGCAGCACGGCGGCCTATGGGCCACCGCGCTCGCTGGCGTGCGCGAGGCCTTCGCTCAAATGTTCCTGCAGCAATCCACGCTCGCCGGCTACGGCGCGAGCGTGGATAGCTTGAGCGAAGCAATCACGCGCCAATTACTCTTGATTGATCGGCTCGAGAATAGCCCCGGCCGGCGGGGCACCCGCTTGGCGATCAAGGAAAACCGCGACCGGGCCATCGAGGCGGCCAAGTCCGAGCTCGAGCGGCTCAAGGTCGAGATGACTAAGGCCCAAACGCTCGCCCAATTCGACACGCCTGGCGGTTTGAACCCCGCCACCCCCAAGCCCACCGCGCCGGCGTTGCCGGATGACACCCGGGCCAAAGAGCTCGAGCGCCTTGCCAAAGAGCGCGAGCGCGAGCTCGGAAAATTCAATGCCGAGGTTGACCGCGCGCGCGCCCAGGCGATTGCGTTGGAAGAGGCCACGGCGAAAAAAAGTCGGGCCGAAACCCTCGAGCAAGAAAAAGAGCTTGCCGACTTGCGCGATGCATACATCGCCCTCGCCGATCCTGTCGAAAAATATCGCAAGCAATTGGCCGACGTGGCCTATCTGGTCGAGCGTGGCGCCTTAGACCCTACCCAGGCCGCGGCGGCCGTCAAGGTGATTGAGGAGCAGGTGCGCAAGCTCGCGGAGCTCACCGACGAGGGCAAAAAGGCCAACGACACCGCGCGCGAGCTCGGGCTTACGTTCTCGTCGGCATTCGAGGATGCGATCGTCGGGGGCAAGGGTTTGCGCGAGGTGCTGCGCGGGCTCGAGCAGGATCTCGTGCGCATCATCATTCGCAAGGCCGCGATCGAGCCGCTCGCCAACGCGGTGAGCGAAAAGATCAAGGGCTCGAGCCTGGGGCAATCGCTCGGGGCATTCGTGACGGGGCTATTCGGCGGGGGCAAGGCCGGCGGGGGGCCGGTGTTCGCCGGCACGAATTACCTTGTGGGCGAGCAAGGCCCCGAGATATTCCGCCCCGCGAACAATGGCGCCATCGTGCCGAATCATGCGATGCGCGGCGCCGGCTCGACCTACAACATCAACGTCAACGTGCCCGCGGGCACCTCGCAGGAAACGGCGCTGCAGATGGCCGCACGCACCGCCGCGATGCTCCAATATGCGGCCGGTTACAACGGATAACACGCATGGCCGAAATCGAATCGCCGCGCTTTCCCGATAAGGTTGCTTACTCGGTCACCTCGCCCGCATTCCGCACCGGGCTCGTGCGCACCTCGATCGGGCGAAGCTATGCCAATCAATACTGGCCCGAGGCGCTGCGCACCTACGACCTGGCGCACCCGGTCAAGCTGCGCGCCGAGCTCGAGGAGCTCCACGCCTGGTTTCACGCCATCGCCAAGGGGCGGGCCAATATCTTTCGATTCCGCGACCCCTTCGACAATGCCTTGACGGTGGCCTCGGGGGTGCTCGGCGCCGGCGTGGGCGACGGCGCCCCGGTATATCAAATCGGCAAGCGCCATGTGGCCGGCGCCTATTCGTCAATCGTCGAGGTTAAAAAGCCCGTCGTCAACACGACCCTTTGTTATCGCAACGCGGCCCCGATCACTTTCGGCGCCTCGCCCGGCAACATCGCGCTCGACACCACCACGGGCCTCGTCACGTTCGTGGCCGATGCCACCGTGGCGATCACCGGGCATACGCCGGGGGCGGGTCACCAGTTCACCACCGCCACCGATCCGCTCGGGCTCGCGATCGGGAAAAAGGTGTATCTAACCGGGGTCACCGGCACCGCCGCGGCCACCTTAAATGCGCTCGCCCATGAGATCACCGGCAAGTCGGGCGCGGGCCCGTTCACATGGACGATTGTCACCAACACCACCGCGTTGACGGCGACCACGGGCACCGCGTTGGCCTATCCGCAGGCCTCGGATGCCTTGACGGCGGCCGGTAGTTACGACATTGCGGTGCGCTTGATGCGCGATGATTTCCCGGTTCGCCAGGTGGGTCGGGCCTTGTGGGTGCTGGACACGCTGCCGCTGGCCGAGGAGCGGCTCGCGTGAAGGCCTCAGTACCCGCGCTCGACGCGCACTATGCCGCGCGCACCACGACGATCGCGACGTGCATTCACATCACGCGCCGCGATGCCACGGTCGCGCGCTTTACCGATCACGCGCGCGCCCTGGTGGTCGACGGCGAGCGCTACGAGTCGGCCGGGGGCTACACCGCGAGCGCGATCACGAGCTCGAGCCGGTTGAACCCCGACAATCTCGAGCTTTCCGGGGCGATCGATTCGGAGGTGTTCACCGAGGCCGACTTGATGGCCGGCAAATGGGACTTCGCCGCCTTTCGGATTTTCGAGGTGAATTGGGCCGACACGAGCATGGGTCGCCGGCGGCTGCGGCGCGGAAGTTTCGGCGAGGTGCGCGCCGCCGGCGTGGCCTTTACCGTCGAGCTCCGGGGCATGATGGATGCGCTACGGCAAAACATCCTGCCCCTTGTTTCGGCGCGCTGCGATGCGCGCGTGGGCGATGCGCGCTGCGGGGTGGATCTCGACGCCTTGAGCGGGGGGCGGGTCACCACCACGGTGAGCGCGGCGCCCGATCGGCGCACGTTCACCGCCACCGGCTTGACCCAGGCCTCGGGGTGGTTTGACACCGGGGTGCTGGTTTGGAATACGGGCGAGAATGCCGCGCTCTTCGCCGAGGTGCGCACGTTCACCTTCGGCGGCGCGGTGGTGCTGGTCGAGCCGGCCGCCTTCGACATCGCCGCCGGCGATGAATTCGAGCTCGAGGTCGGCTGCGATGGCCTGCTCGCCACCTGTCGGGACAAGTTCAACAACGTCACCCGCCGGCGCGCGTTTGACTTCGTGCCCGGCGTCAACCGCCTGGTCGCCGGCCAATGATGCCCGCCGAGCGCGAGCGCCTGGCCGCCCTGGCGGCGAGCTTCGTCGGCGTGCCCTTCGTCGATCGAGGCCGCGAGGTGGCGACCGGCATGGATTGCCTTGGGGTCGTGCTGGCGCTCGGCGCCGGTGCCGGGCGCGCGGTCGAGGTGCCCCCCTATGGGCGCCAGGTGGACGAGGCCAAGCTGCGCGCCGAGGTGCGCCGCCACCTCGAGCCGGTGGCCTTTGGGGCGCTCGAGCTCGCCGACGTGCTCACGTTTGAGGTGGTGCACCGCGAGCAGCACTTCGCGGTCGTGACCGGGCTCGACCCGGTGCGCTTTGTGCACGCCTACGAGCCCCTGGGGCGCGTGGTCGAGCAACCCCTTGACGCCAAATGGCGCCGGCGCCTGCGCGGGTGCTGGCGCTTTCCTGGGGCCTCATAGTGGCCGTGCTTGCCTTCACCGCCGCAGGCGCCGCCGCCGGGGGTTGGCTCGCCGCCTCGGGCTATGTGGCGGCGAGCTTTCTCGGGGTGTCCGCGGCCGGGTGGGGGGCGTCCATCGGCGCATACGTCGGGGGCCGCCTTTTTGGGCCCAAGTCGCCCACCGTCCACAACGAGGGCCCGCAATACACCGAATCGCGCTTGATGACATCGGCCTATGGAAAGGCCGTGCCGAGGGTGTGGGGCACCTATCCGGTGTATGGGAACGTGGTATGGGACATGCCCTTGCGCAAGGTGAAGCGCACGCGCACCTCGAGCGTAGGCGGCAAGGCCGGCGGCGGGCAAAAGGTCAAGAATACGACCTATCAGCACTTCAAATCGGCCGCGATCCTACTCTGCACGGGCGAGATTATCGGGGTTCGCCGGATCTGGTTCGATGATGTGCTCAAGTATGACGTGGGCGACGCTGCGAGCTCCGAGGCGGTGATTGCCTCGGCGTTGAACGCCAAAGCAATTCGCGTTCATCCTGGGAGCGAAACCCAAGACATTGACCCCTTAATCGCCGCCGACAAGGGGGGCGATGCCTCGGCCATGCTCGGGTATGCCTATATGGTGCTCGAGGATCTCGAGGTGAGTGATTACGGCGGGCGGCTGCCGCAGATCAAGGCCGAGGTGGTTTCGGTGGGCTCGGGCGCGGCCACGCTCGGGATCACCGCCGGCCAGGTGGTGGGCACCACGGCGGTGATCAATTCGTCACCCGGTTTCGTGCTCGGGCGCTCGGGCTCGATTTGGGCGCTCGGCACGGCCTCGAATACCGCCGTGCGGTTGAATTTTTATGCCGGCTCAGTTCAAGGCACATACACCCGGGCGAGCTATGGCTACACGCCCGCGGCCTTGTCATTCGATGGCGAGGCCACCGCGCCCAACGCGGGCGGGGTGTTCTCGATCCTGCACGATGACGGCAGCGTCGACGAATACACCGGCGCGCCGGCGAGCTTCGGCTCGGGCGCAAGCTGGCGCCCGGTGGCTTGGCTCGATCGGTGGAACGGGTTCGCCCTGGGCGACGGCTCGAGCTCGTTGAATATGTACCGATTCGCGCTCAACGATTCGACCATGCAAGTCGACGAGACACTAATCACGCTCGCGCGCGCTTCGCACCTTTTTCAGAATGCGACGGGTATCTCGGGGCGGTGCTACGTGTACGGCTATACCACCTTCAATCACGAGGTTGGCTATATCACCGAGGGCAATTCCAAGGTGTTGCTCTTCTCGGGCAACACGTACGCCGCCGCCGGCCTGGTCGTGTCGCGCGATGGGTATCTCTGGATGGCCCGCAACGGGGCTTCGACCGATGTCGAAAAGCGCGACGCCGACGGCACTTTGCTCATGTCGGTGGCGATTCCTTCGGGCGCGGTGGGGCGGCTATTCGAGGCACCCGACGGCTATATATGGGCCTGGGTGTCGGGCGGGGTGTGCTATGGCATACACCCTGCGCTCGGCACGGTGGATTTCACCAGCGTCAACACCGGCACGAAGTTTCCCTTGGGCTTTACCGAGGATGGCCGGCTTGTGTTCTGGTCGAGCACGGCGGGCAATTACTCGCTGCACGAGCTCGAGCCCATACCGAGGATCACGGCCGGCGCGGTGGCCGCCTCGACGATCGTGGCCGACGTGCTCGCCCTGGTCGGTTACTCCGGGGCCGATGTCGCCCTCGCGGCGCTCACCGACGAGGTGCCCGGGTACATGGTGGCCTCGCGCATGCCGGCGCGGAGCGCGCTCGAGCAGGTGCTCGCGTTTTGTCGCGCCGAGCTCGTCGAATCCGATGACCAACTCAAGGCCGTCAAGCGCACCGGCACCGTGGCGCAGGCGATCGACGCCGGCGACCTGGGCGCCTATGTCGAGGGCTCGTCGGCGCCGGAACCGTGGACCGTGCGCCGCCTGGGCGAGATCCAGCAACCGCGCGAGCTCGTGGTCGAGTATGTGGACATCGATTCGGGGTATGAGGTGAACGCGCAGCCGGCGCGGCGCTGGACGCACGAAAGCGAGCAAACCGAGCTCGTGCAGACTGCCCTCGCGATGCAAGCCGATGACGCCATGCGCTTGGCCGAGGATGCACTCGACGATCGGTGGGCCGCGCGCATGCTCTACTCGATCGCGTTGCCCCGGCGCTATGCCCGGCTCGAGCCCACCGACGTGATCCAGGTGCCGGGCATCACGCCGGCGCTGCGTATCCTGGGCTCGAGCTCGGCCGAGGGGGTGGTCGCGCTCGAGTGCGTGTCAAACAATGACCAGCCGATCGCCTCGAGCGCGAGCGGCGCGCCGGCGCCGGCGGCCTCGGGCGAAGTGGTACAGGCCGGGCCCACGCACTTGCGCTTGCTTGACATCCCGATTCTGCTCGACAGCCACGATAGCCCGGGCTTTTACGTGGCCGCCACGGGCTACTATGGCGGGTGGGAGGGTGCCGAGCTTTGGGTGAGTGCCGATGCCGGCGTGACCTATGCGCCGATCGCCACCCCGATACTCGATGCGGCGGTGATCGGCGCGGCGGCCTCGGTGCTCGCCACCTGGGCGGGGGGCAATGTCACCGACGAAGCAAACTCTATCGATGTTCTAGTCATCAACGGCGAGGTGCCCGCCTCGGGGGCGTGCTATCTCGGGGGCGAGCTCATCGAATACGGCGCTGCGGCCTTGATCGATGTGCGAAAGTATCGGCTATCGAGCCTGCGCCGCGCCCGCAACGGGACCGAGCAATACCTTGGCACCCACAAGGTGGGCGAGCTCTTCGTGGTGCTCGATGTCGACACGATCGTGCGCATTTCGGTGGATAGCACCGAGCTCGGGGCCGAGCGGCTTTACAAGGCGGTGAGCTTCGGCCAGGACATCAACGCCGTGGCGCCGGTGGCCTTCACGCTCGCCGGCGTGGGGCTCGAGTGCTATGCGCCGGTGAACCTGCGCGCGGGCCGCAGCGCCGCCGCCGCCTGGGACGTGTTGCTCGATTGGGACCGGCGCACCCGCGTGGGTGGGGCCTGGCGCAACAACACCGACGCGAGCTTGGGCGAAACGACCCAGGCCTATGAGGTGGAAATCTACGACGCCACCTTTACCACGCTCAAGCGCACCTTGACGGGCCTCACGAGCTCGAGCGCGACCTACACGAGCGCGCAGCAAGTCGCCGATTTCGGCAGCAATCAGTCGACAGTGTATGTGCGCGTCTATCAACTTTCCGCAATCATGGGGCGCGGTTTTGTGGCCCAAGCGAGTTTGACGACATGAGCGACTTAACACCCTTGCAAGATTCGATCGCCTCGAGCTCCGAGGATAAAGAGGGCCAGGCCAACTATAACTTTTTCGGGGTGTCGCTCGCGTCGTGGTTTGCGCGCCGGCGCGCCACCGCCGGGCTCACGTGGCAGTACACCGGGGTGGATCGCTGGCCGATCAATGGCGTGGCGACGGTGAAGGCCAACGGGTCGATCGCGATCACCCCCTCGGCCACCCGCTACGTGCAGGCCGATCGGGCGCTCGCCGTGACCGAGGTGCCAACCGAATTCGGCGCCGATCGGCTCGGGCTTTTCAAGCTCACCACCGGCGCGAGCTCGATCACGGGCCAAGAGGATTGGCGCAACTCAAAACACCTCGTGCGATTTCTCTACGATCGCCAGGCGCTCGCGATGGCGGACGCCAATAAAACGCTCACCTATCTGCAGGCGATGGCCGACTCGCTCGAATTGACGGGCGCGTTGACGGCGCTGCGCGACGTGATCGTGCCGACGATCGCGCGCGCCTGGACGATCTACGCCAACACCACGGGCGGGTTCGGGGTGCGGGTTAAAACGTCGGCGGGCACCGGCATCACGGTGGCCGACACCAAGCGCGCGATCGTCGAGTGCGACGGCACCAACGTCGTGAGGATCACGCCGGACACATAAGGGGAGACATGGAACCAAGCGCACCGGGGTGGATCGAGCACTTTGCCCCACTAATCGTCGCGGGGGTGGTCGGCATGGGTGGCCTTGTCGTGGAAACGGTTCGCCGGTTATTTGCGCGCGTGCGCCGGCTCGAGCACTGTCGAGTTCACAAAGACGAATTCGAGGAGCTCGATAAAGTGGCGGTGCGCATCGCCGAATTCGACGCGCTCGATAAAGAGGCCGTGCGCAAAGAGGAGTTTCGCGCCTACGTGCACCGCACCGAGCAAAGCACCCGCGAGCACCGTCAAGAGGTGCGCGCCGAGCTCGGCGCCCTATATCGCAAACTCGACGAGCTCCAAGTCGTGTTGCTGCGGGAATTCCGGCGGTGAGCATTAAATCTCGCTCGGCAGTGGCCGCGCTCGTCTTGAGTGCGGCGGGGCTGGTGAGCTTGGTGGGTTATGAGGGATACCGGGGCGAGGCCTATGTGCCGATCCCGGGCGATCGGCCCACGCTCGGGTTCGGCACGACCGAGGGCGTGCAGATGGGCGACACCACGACCCCGCCGGCCGCACTCGGGCGGGCGCTGCGCGATGCGGGCAAATTCGAGGGGGCGCTGCGCGAATGCGTGCGCGTGCCCTTGCATCAGCACGAGTACGACGTGTACGTGGGCTTTTCGTACAACGTGGGGGCGCTGGCCTTTTGCGGCTCGACGCTGGTGAAGAAATTGAACGCCGGCGATTACGCGGGCGCCTGCAACGAGCTCGCGCGGTGGGTGTACGCCCAGGGCCGGGTTGTGCCGGGCCTGGTGGCGCGCCGCGCGCGTGAGCGGGCGCAATGCCTGGCGCCGTCGTGAACGCGCTTTTGCGGTGGTGTGATGTGCGGATGAAGGGCGCCGCCCTGCTATGGATGGCGACCCTCACCACCTGGGCGCTCGCCTGGGCGATGCGCTTTGCCGAGGCCTCGAGCCTGCCCGGGCTCGAGCGCGCGGCGGTGGTGGCCGCGGTGCTTGCGCCCGTGTCCGCGTTGAATGGCTACGTTTTCAAGTGGTACACCGACTCACGGGCAACCGTGTCAAGCGCGGCCGGCGCACCCGGTCAAAACACGTCTTAGGGGAATTGCCATGAAAGCACCGTTCAAGCTCACCATCGAAATTCGCGACGCGGCGGGCGAGCTCATCGTCGAGCACCATAATCACAAGATCAAGGCCGATGGGCTCTTGCCCGTCGAGCGCGCCCTCGCGGCGGCCTTGATCGGCATGGGTCAGGCGGCCGAGGAGGCCAGGGCCGCGCCGGCAAAGCCTACGCGCCGGCGCTAGGCCTCGAGGCGCGGCTTGACCGCTATGAGCGGGTGCTCGCCGAATTCGTCGGCCTCGAGGCGCGCCGGCTGCGTTGGCCGGTGTTTGCCTGGGCGCTCGGGTATTGGCGCGCTCGAGCGCTCGCCCGGGGCGATGAATGCCCGAGCTCGAGGCCGGCGGTGATCGGCTTGATGGCCTGGCCCTACAAGGCCGCCGCGATCCTGGCAATAGTCGCCGCGCTGGCCCTTGTGGGCTACGTGAAAGGCCGTGGGGACGTTCGGGCGCTATGGGATGCAGAGCGGGCCGGGTATCGGGCCGCAGCCGCCCAGGCGGCCATCCGTGAGGCGGAGACGGCCAAAAGGTGGCGGGTGCAAGTCGACGAAGCGCAAAGGGCTTACGATGGGGAATTACGCACGATTGAGCGCCGTAATGATGATTACCTTGATCGGCTGCGCGACGCCCTCGCCCGCAGTGATCGAGTGCGCGCCGGTGCCCCCGCCCCCGCCGGGGGTGAGGGTGCAGGCCGAGCAACGGCTGCCGAGCTATTCGGAAAGGGCGAGGAGCTTGCTCGATTGGTTCGAGAAGCAGATCGAGATCGCGCCGCGCTGATTGCCTGCGTGGGCGCGTGGCCGCGCTAGGGGGCGCTGCGCTTCGGCGGGCGGCCCTTGGGGAGCGGAGCGACGCCGGCGCGCCGTAGCGCCCGGCGTAGGCTGCGCACGTCAACGCCGTGGCGCCGGGCGGCCTCGGTCACCGAGTGCCCGCGCTCGAGCACGAGCTTGAGCGCGAGCTCGACGGCGCGCGAGGTGCGCCCGCTCACCGTGCGTGTGCCAGGGCGCGCTTGAACGCGGCGAGGCGCCGGGCGCGCTCGGCGGCGAGCGCGGCGCCGATCCGCGCCTCGAGCTCGCCGAGCAACCCGTGCCTCGCGGCGGCATGCGCGGGGAAATTCATCAGTGGCCACAGGGCGAGCCGATCAAAGAAACCGGCGCCCCATCGGGTGAGCGCGCAATCGGCGTGCGCGTAGTGGCGCACCGAATATTTCACGAGGGGGCCCGTGGTGGCGTTGGTGCGCCAATCGTCGCAAAGTCGGCAGGTGCTCATAGTTCCCCCTCGGCAAAGGCGCGTGCGCGGCGGTTGTTGCGCCGGGTGCGGGCGAGGCGCGCCATGAGTGCGGCCTCGAAGTCTTGCGCCCATGCGTTGTGATAATACGCGTGGACACCGCGCCCGGCGCCCTGGTGGCGATAGGCGAGCTCGAGCACGATGGCGAAATCCTCATCGGTGAGGGGCGCGAAGCGCGCCCCGGGGGCGGGGCGGGCGCTCATGATTGCCGCTCGACCGGGGCGAGGCGCACGTCGATCCAGTGGGCATCGAAAGCGCCCAGGGCCTTGCGCGCGTTGGCTTCCGACATCGACCACCGCAGCACCTCGAGCCTGCCGTCGCGGGCCTGGTCGCGGGGGCTTTCGATTAGGTGCTCGAGCTCGTGGGCGGTGTAGGCCTCGAGGCTGCCCCGCATGAGCACGTGCGCGCTGTAGTCGGTAAGGGGGTTTTTCTGCGCGTAGGTCCACGCCGCCGCGCACTGCGCGCGGGTTCGCTCGACGCGCCTGGCCGCAAACTTCGCGTAGGAAAAAACCCCGACCACCGCGTGGGTGTAGATCCGATATGAGCTCCGGGTATCGGTGCTACCGGCGACGGTATGCTCGGCCGCCCGCGTGGCGATCGGCGCCGGCACGACGGCCTCGAGGCCTTCGGCGAGCTCGAGCCCGCGGCTGCGGGCGATGGCGACGGCGGCGCGGATGCCTTCGCCGAGTTTGCCGGCGACGAGCTCGGGCCAGGCGCCCGGGCGCGCGCTGTGCAGGTGGCCGCGGGCGCGGGTGACGGCCAGCGGCCAGGTGTGGGCCACGCCGATCACCGGCGCGAGCTCGTCGCACACCAGCACATCGCCATCCTTGATGGTGGTGGTTACGACCAGGGCCCCGAGCTCGTCGTCGGCGTAGGTGTGCCCGGTTTGGGTGGCGTCGTAGGCTGCGCCGGTGGTGTCGAAAGTGTGCGTATTCATGGTGAGCTCCTCGTCGGGGTTGGGCTTAGATGGCGCGGCGGTTCGTGTCGACGAATCCGACCCAATGCGCGAAGAGCCGCTCGGCGTCGGTCACATCGGCGGCCAGCGTATGGGTGCCGGTTAAGCCGGTGAATGTGTAGTAACCGCCGGTGAGGGCGGCGCGCGCGATCACTCGGTCGCCTTCGTGATGCGTGACCGTGCGCCCGGTGTCTAGGGTCGATTTGAGCAGGTCGCGAATGCGCCGGCTGATTGCGCTCGGGTCGGTGCGGGGGGCGGTGCGTTTCATTTGAGACTCCATTGGGTTGGTCGGTGGAGTCTCTAAAATAGGGCATGATGCCCTATTTAGTCAAGTACCGTTTATCGGGCGCGGGTGAGCAGCACGGCGGCGCATTGGCCGGGGTAATACCACGACCAGGCGAGCGTTTCGGCGATGAGCCCGAGGGCTTGTGCGTAGCTATGCACCTCCTCGGCGGTGCCGTAGGTGTGCGTAATGAGCGCGGCCGGGCGGTAGGGCCGCGTCGGTTCGCGGAAGCATTCCGGGTGGTCGATCACGTGTGCGCTGCGATGCGACCATGATTCGTCGCGCAACGATCCGTTATGCCCCGCGGCGAGCCGTTGGGCGGTGAACGAGGTTCGGGCCATGATCCAGCCGCGCGAGGCGGCGAAGTCTTGGCGCAGGCGCTCGCGGGCCTGGGTCAGCGCATGGCGATCCTGCCACGCCTGCGCGCTGTTATGGTCCGTTCGCCTGCTCATCGATTGGATAAGGCGCAGGATGTTGGCCGCCGGGGCCCCGCCGGCGAGCTCGATTTCTTTCGCATCAGAATTCACGTCAGCCCCTTGGGTGATCGCCTGGAAAGTGGCGCGGGGCTTGGGGTTGCGGGCGATAGCACGCCAGATTTTGAGTCTGGTGCGTCTACCAATTCCGCCACCCCGGCATTGCCTTCAAACCCGCGCCCCGCTTGCGTTTGCGGGTTTTTCTCCATTTTCTCTACTGCCTCGCCTGACGTGTATTTTCGCGTCAGAGTCACGTCAGAATTCACGTCAGCCCCCGCGAGCAATTCTGCTAACTCGGCCGCAACATACGCCGCCTTCGTTGGATCGCGAAGCATGGCCGCGTACCATAGCGCATTGTCGCCGCGAATGAATACCCCGGGCCAATCGTCACCGAATTGCACCGCGCCCGATTCGACTCGCGGCTCGGCTGCCGGTAACTGTCTCGCGCTCATTTCAACCTCCCCACCGCCCGGCGCTTGGCCTCGACGTTGAGGTGCGTATAGCGCGCCGTCGTGGCCGCGGCCTTGTGCCCCATGAGCTCGGAAATGGTGTGGCCCTCGACGCCTTGCTGCGCGAGCCACGAGCCGAAAGTGTGCCGCAGATCATGCACCCGCACGCGCTCGAGCCCCGCCTTTTTGCGCGCCCAATTGAATGCGGCCTGCAGGTTCCGGGGCGCGCCCTCGAGGGGCAGCCGGCGCACCGCGGCCCGAATCGCCGGGTGCACTGGGATCAAGCGCACCGATTCGCCCCCCGCCTGGCGGGCCTTGCCCGAGCGCGCGTAAATGACCCCGGCGCGCACATCCTCACGGCGCAGGCGCACGAGCTCGCCCAGGCGCAGGCCCGTATAGGCGAGGAGCACGATTAAATCCTTGGTGCGTTGATACTTCGCGGCGGCCACGAGCTCGCCCACCTCGGCAGGGGTGCACCATACTTGCCGGCGCACGGCCCCGGGGAGCAACCGTATCCGCTTGCCGATGTAGTGCTCGGTCCAGCCCGCCTCGAAGGCGAGCGAGCAGGCGCGGCGAAGCGCCGCGAGTGATAAATTGATCGTGGCGACCGCGTAATGAGCGCGGGCCGCCTTGATGAATTCCTGGGCGCACTCATAGGCCTGGTCGATCGTTTTGCCCTCGGCGTACGGGGCGAGCCGGTACACGCTCACCTCGGCCTTGCCCTCGCTCGGGGTGCCCTTGATCGAGCGCTCGATATGGTGCTGCAGACACGCGGCGAGCGACACGGCCGGGCGCTTGCCGTTTAGCTTTTCTCGCCACATATCAGCGCGAAGTTTGGCTTCGTAGGCGACGGCCTGGGCTTTAGTTGCGCCCGGCGGGCACCGGCGAAAAATGCGCCGGCGCGCGGCGGTAAAGTCGACGCAGTAACGGCCTCGGGAATCCTTGCGGACGGACACGTGCCCCCTTGACGTATGAACCGATCCAAGCCCGAAATCGTAACACGAAGGCCCCGGGTGCCGATCCGCACGTGCTCGAGCGCGCCCTCGGCGCAGAGCCGATAGACTTGGGCCGGCGAGCACGCCAGGCGCTCGGCGGCGGCCTTGACCGAGCAAAGGCGCGCGGTGCTCACCCACACACCTCGACCCGCTCGGTGATCCACGCCCAACCCGGGCGCTCGGGGAATGTGGTTTGCTTGAGCCGGTTGCGCGCGCGCAGCTCGGCCTGCGCCGCCGAGGATGCCCACACATCGACGTGGCCGTCATAGTGCGCCCACATGCCCGGCGCACTGCGCAGGTGGACCCGATACCGGGCGCTCGTCTCGGCGCTCACTTGGTCACCCGGCGGCGCGCGGACGTCGGCGCCTTCTCGAATGCCTTTAGCGCCCGGCGCCGATCGACGAGGCGGCGCTGCTCGGCGATGAAGTCTTGCCCCTCGCGGGTGAGCCCATAAAGGAGCTCGATGCGCCCGCGCTGCATGTGTTGCCACAGTCGGTTACGCAATTCGTCGACCGTGAGGTCGGTGGCCTCGGCGAGCTCGCCGGGCGTCATGAGCCCCACCTCGCGCAGCGTTTCCAGCGCGATCAAAATCGGATCGGCGAGGGTGCGGCTCATTCGGGCCCCCGCTGCAAGTCCGCGGCCGGGGGGGCATTCGCGGCGGCGGCGGCCTCGAGTAGCGTCAATATGGCCCGCATCATCGCGACTTCGGTGTCCATGCGGTGTTGTGAGTAGTGCCCGGCATCGACCCAACGTGGGGCCATCGATTGGCGGTGGGCGAGCTCGCGGCGCTGAAAGGCGCGCAATTCGGCGATGCTGAAGGGTTCGGCGGCCATCATTCGCCCTCGGCCTTGAGCCCCTCGAGCTCGCCGCACAACAGCCAAATGCGGCCGAGCTCGTCGCGTTTCTTGTTGAAAAAGGGCGAGGGCTCACGACAATAGACGTTCATAAACGCCATGCCGATCGAGCTCGCGCGAAGGCCCGCATCGGCCAGGCGGTTGCATTTGCGCTCGAGGGCAAAAACCTTGCGCTCGAGGGCTGCGATATATGCGGGCAGCCCCGGCGAGCACCGCATATACGGTAGGTTGACCGTGGGATCGATTGCCGTGGTCACGCATTCCGACAGGAATTCAACTTCGCCGCGGCGCTCCTCGATGGCGCGCCGATCGGCCGGGCTAATAGTGTCCATGTGTGGGCCTCGCATCAGAGCACGCGCGGAATCGCGATGCATTCAACGTCGACGATCTTGGCCTCGACCGACCACCGATGCTCCATGATCGAGACATACGCATCCGAGGGCGGGCACAACGACCCCGGGGTGGCGGGGGCGATCAGCGCCGACGCGCCGGCGGGGCCGGTGCGCTGCCCGGCCTCGAAACCGACCCAGGTGGCGAGCCCCGCGAGGGCCACGGCAAAAATGATGCGGTCGACGAGCTCGGCGCGCCGCGCGAGCGTGGCGGCCTGGGCTTCGACCGGATAGCGCGCGGCGCTCATCGGGGCCACCCCGCGCGGTCGAGGTGAAACACCACCGAGCGCGCATAGCGCGGGATTCTCGCGAGGATGTTCTGCAGCGAGATCGGCAGCCGGGCGCGGTGGCGCCGGCACTCGGCGAGGAGTGTCTCGAGATAGATGGAGCTCGCCGCGGCCTGGTCGCGGGCGGTGGCGCTGCGGGCCAATTGCTCGGCGAGCAGGCGCGCGCGCTCGGCTTCGGTGGCGGTCAGTGTGACGCCCAGGCCGGCGCAGCCAGGAATGCCGGTGCCGGGCGGGTCGGAAAATAACATGATCGGGCCCCCTTTTCGTCTCGGTGATGAGACGAGCCGGGGCGGCGGCCTCGCCGCCGGGTATCCGGCTCGATTGGCACCGCCTGGGCGGCGCCAACGGCCAGATCATAATCACATCATGTGATTATGGTCAACACGATTCGTTTTTATCGGCGCCGGCGGGGGGCGGCTCGAGCGCGGGGTTTAGCTCGGGGGCGACGAGCTCTCGGGCCAGCGCGAGCAGGCGCTCGCGCACCTCGGGACTGACCGCGCGCACGAGGGAGACAAAATCGAATTCATCATCTTCCAGAAGAATGTACCTCATTCGCTCCTCCGCGCCGCCTCGGTGCTTCGCTCGACAAGGCGAATCACACCATTGGCCGTACGTTAGTGAGCAAGAATAAGGCCAAATCCACCCCTGGCAAATAGGGTTAATTGCCCGGGTGTGCGAAATTATCGGGGGATGCGTGGAGACTGTCGGGTGATCCCGACCATTCCGCGAAAAATCGCGCGCTCGGCTTCCGAGGCGCGACGAAAGGCGGCGACGAGCTCGAGCTCTTCGGCCGACCACCCCGACACGCCGAAAGCTAACTCACCCGGGGGCACCCCGAGGACGTCCGCCAGGCGCGCAATGTCGCCCAAATTGGGCTCGCGTACTTTGGACTCGTAATTGCCAACGCGCCCCTGCGCATCCTCACCCCACCCGCAGCGCCGCGCGAGCTCGGCTTGTGACCAGCCGGCCGCTTCCCGCAACCGCTTGATCCGTTCTCCCAACATGCTGCCCCCTGTTTGGCTGTTACTTACAGTTACGCAATGCCGGCATTAAACCGCGAGCCCACATATTGTTAAAACGACATTAGGTGTTGCCAGCAATCACGTTTCGTGATGTATGATACCAGCCCATGACGACTCCCAACCCTATTCGCAAGGCCGTGGCCCTCGCCGGCGGACCCACGCGGCTCGCCGCCGAGCTCGGCATTCGCCCGCAAACGGTATCGATGTGGATGGCCCGGGGCCGAGTGCCGGCGGGCCAGGTGATTGCCCTCGAGCATGCCACCGGCGGCGCGGTGACGCGGTACGAATTGCGCGCGGACATTTACCCACGTGAGCGCTCCCAACACCACGGCGGGGGGTTTTTAGACGCGCCGCCGCACCTAGAGTTCTAGCAACGATGGCCGCCTTTCGTAGTCTCGAATCCGTGCGGCGCATCGTCGAGGCCCATTCCATCGAGGAGCGCGCCCTGCTCCTACGCCTGGTCGAGCCGGCCGAGCGAGAGCTCGTCGAGGAAACGCTACGGCGCGCCCTGGGCGAAGCGATCGGGCTCACGCCGACGCTCGCGGGGCGCCGCGCAGCGCTTGCCCAGGTGCCCGGGCACCTCCTCGGCGGCCCCCGCGGGGTCGAGGCCCATGTGCGCAACGTGTTTTGGCGCCGCGTTGAGCTCGAGGCGCGCGCCAAGAGCCCCGCCGAGGAATATGAATTTTGACGACCCTCGACCAAGCCCTCGCGCAAATGGCCGCGCACGATATGCCCCCACTGGATCGCGCTCGCGTCACGGGGCGCATTGAACGCTACGGGCCCAAAAAGCGCGCATGGTATGTGCTGCGCGAGTACCGTACCCGTGATGGCACGGTCGTAATCACTGGCGCCTTCGGCATGTGGGGCCGCCTCGAGGCCACCCCGATCGAGGTGGATTGGCGCGGGATCAATGCCGAGGAGCGCGCCCGCCTGCAGGCCGAGCAGGCCGCCACCGAGGCGCGCGAAGCGCAAAAGCGCGAAGAGCGCGCCCGCCTCGCCGCCAACCGCGCGCGCCAGCAATGGGAGGCGGCCAACCGCATCGGCGGCTCGGCCTACCTCACGCGCAAAAAGGTCACACCCGAGCCGGCGCTGCGCTTTATGGCCGATGGCACGCTGCTCGTGCCGGCGATCCGCTACGACGGCAAGCCCCGCCTGGTCGGCCTGCAAAAGATCGGCACCGACGGGACGAAGCGCTTCAATGCCGGCATGGCGAAAGCCGGGGCCGCCTGTCGCCTGGGCCCTTCGCCCAAGGATGGAGAAACACTCCTCGTGGCCGAGGGTGTCGCCACGGCCTTGAGCCTACGCATGGCGCTCGAGCGCAAGGTCACCGCCTTTGTGGCCTTCGACTGTTACGGCCTCGAGGCGGTCACCAAGACACTGCGCGGGCTCTATCCCGCCTCGCTCATTGTGATTTGTGCCGACGACGATTATCTGACCCCGGGCAATCCTGGGCTCACGAAGGCCCGGGCTGCGGCGGCTGAAATCGGCAATGCCGTGGTCATGGCGCCACGCTTCACCGAGCGCGCCGACGAGGCCAAGCTAACCGACTTCAACGACCTGCACTGTGCCGAGGGCCTCGAGGCGGTGGCGCAACAATTGCGCGAGGCCTTCCGCGCGCCGCCCTCGAGCACGCACAAAACCGAGGCCGGGCCCGCGCCGAGCTCACCCCGAGCCGTGCGCGTGCTCGCGCGTCTGCTAAAGCATTATGTTTTGCTTCGGGGCACCGACACGGTGTATGACGGAGAAAACCGTGAAATTCTGACGGTGGGCGCGCTGCGGCTCGCCGAGGGCCGGGCGGCGGTAAATTTCTGGATCGATCACCCCGACCGGCGCACCGTGCTGCAAACCCGGGTTGTGTTTGATCCGACCGGCGCCGTCGATCCATCGAGCTCAATCAACCTATTCGACCCGGCCGAGATCACCCGCCCGAGCGCCGCCGGCGACTGCGCCCGATTGCTCGAGCTCTTGCAATACCTTTGCGGCGAGGCCGGGCAGGATCAGGCGCCGATCACCGATTGGGTGCTTAAATGGTTCGCCTATCCGCTGCAGCACATCGGGGCGAAGATGCAAACCGCGGTTGTGTTCGCGGGCCCCGAGGGC